TTTTAAATAAATCTTTAATGCCTGTTTCTGCAAACACTCTAGCGATTAGTTCCATTCTCATTTGAGATTGGCTCATCAAAGTATTTACACCAGTTGCAGTTTTATTAAGTGCATCTGCATCTAACCCTTGTGAATATCTTGTAACCCCAGTTCTTGTTTCTCTAACTGTGTCTAAGTATTCTAATAAAGGAAATGCTTGTTGTGAAATCGTTTGGTTTTGCATGGGTAGCATAACCTGACTTGGTGGTTGTTTAGTTCTAACCACACCACCTGGTCTTGAAGTTAATAGGTCGTCCAAGTTGACCATTCCGTCCATAATAGCCACTCTGTTATTATTCGTTAGATACATATTATCTAATAACTGACGCATAACAGTTGATTTAACTAACTGCACATCTTCGACTAATTCTGAAACTGATCTACCATAAAATCTGTGTGGCATAGGAACTGGAGTTAAAGAACAGAAAGGAATGAAATCGCAAGGCATATTTTCTAAAATTGTGTTTGCGTTTCCACCAGCTACAATAACTTTTCTTAGTTCTGCAATACCATCTCCGTCCATGTCAATTTTAACATAGCACTCATAAATTTCTATATCCTGTGTACTCTCATCTGGAGCATCATTTATTGAACTTTCATCTATATCAGCAAACCTTGCTAATCTTTCATCATTCATAGTAACAGTATTTTGAGTAGGAAGATCATCTATAACATCTCTATCAAAACCCATTTGAATTAAATCGGATCTAGTTTTTAAAACTTTGTGTGCAACAAAATCTGCATCTTCAATACTTTTGGCAGACCTTTGAATTAAAAATTCTTCAGGTGGGATATTTTCTATTTTAACTTTGCCAGAGCTTGTCGTTCTTTTAATTATACAATTATATAGTTTAGGAGTTGGTATATCCTCCATCACTTGACCTTGTGCTTCGGCTAATGCTTTTATTTGTTCAAGTTGTTCTTTTGCTTTTTCATCAACAAAACTTTCTTCTTCAACAACTTCAACATCATCATTATCTATTAATATTTGATATTCTTGTTCGTTTAAATTTTCGTAAGTTTCTTGCTCAACCTTTTCACTTTCGTCCCAATAAACTTTTACAATTCCATTCTTTTCAATTAACGCATCTTTAAACCAGGTATATAAAATGGAAAAACCATCATTGTCTTTGTTAAAGATATAATTGATATAGTTAGTTGCTTGTTCGGCAAGTGCTACATCTTCAGCTTTGACTGGCTCACACTTTACCGTTTGATCTGATGCTGTAAAAATTTTTAAAAGGTTTGGCAAGATGGTTTCAACAGTATCTGCAACATCTGTACTAACGACTTGTGATCTACCATCAATCTCAGTACCTAATGGTTCTCCCATATAATACTCTAAAGATTTTTTTCTTTGAGCTGATAGGTTTCCACCCATATAACCCATAGAGTTATTTATCTCTTGACCAATAATATTTTTTAATTCTAATTCTGTTACTTTGTCTGCCATATTAAACTATATAATTTGTTTCGACTGGTATTTCTTCGTCCCAATCACTAACTTCCACACCCTCACCTACTATTCCAGTTCTGAAGCTGTCAGCACAATGAGAAGCATAGTTGTGCATTGGTTTATTTCTAAAACATTGATTTTTGTCGTCCCATCTTTTTTGGTAAGCCTTTAAATTCTCAAGAGCTTTTTGACATTTATTTTTGTCAAACCAACAATTAGGAAGTGCTTTTCTTACAGCTTCAATCCCATCTTCAATAGATAGTTTTGGTGCTACTTCAAAAGCAATACCTAATTCTAAAGCACTCTCCAATCTTGATTTACCAAAGTTACCTATTTCTCTAACCTTAATATCATGGGGAGCTATATGCTTTGAATACTCATATTCTTTTCTATTAATGACATCTACATAGTGATCTAAACCCTCACCAGCATTTTCATAATAATCTATTAATCTGATCTCTCCTTTGTACCTTTGGACAAACCATATCGCTGTGCTGTCATTTAAGCCCAAATCCCACCATGTTTCAGTATCTAGGTTCTCATCATACAGATTGTCTGTAATACGTCCCTGTGACTCTAATCTTTCGATTAAAGCACCATAATAAGAGCCTGTGATGGCAGCTTGGAAAGAACATTCAAATTCTTGTTCGTATAAATCCTCAGACATCATTTGCTTTGCAGCAGTTAATTCTTCAGGATCTAATATGTTTGTATCACTAGCTTTAAATAAACCAGCATACCAACTTTCATTCTTCTTAGCTTCTTCAAATAATTGAAAGAAGTAATTTCTACCTTTTGGTGTTCCAATAAATACACACCACCCTTTTCGGTCTGCCAGAGCTGGTCTTATAACTTCAGGAAAGATAGTAGGTTTAATGCTTTGAGTTTCGTCAAATACACAACCATCTAAAAATATACCTCTTAGAGCCTGATCGTTCTCAGCTCCAAGAATTGTAATCCTTGAACCATTGGGTAGATCACATCTTAATTCTGACTCATTAAACTTAGTTCCAGGTATTTTACCAGCGAACTGTTTAATATAATCCCATGCTGTCGCCTTACCTTGTTTAAAGGTAGGAGATATAAAAGCATATCTTGGGTTTGGCAAAGGACAAGTAAGTGCTGCTTTAATCATTTGATTAATCATCATTACTGTCTTTCCAGCTCTCCTGTGAAGAACTAAAACACTAAATCGGTGCTTATCGATTTTTTTGTGCAAAAAATTTTGTAAATCTCTTGGCTTATATGGAATGACTATTTCTGGCATTTTTAAAACAAAACCCCCCTAATGTACTGTAACTCCTTGAGGTACATTTAACAGTTGCTCAATGCCAAAGTCTTCCATGATGTGAGTTGAGAAGTATCTACATTCTCTAAGATCGTTAAAGCCACCAAAGTGAACAACAACAGAGTTGCTGCTTTCCATAATGTAAATTACTGCTGAGTAGCCTTTTTCTTTGTCGTCAAATTCCATCATAAAAAATCCTTGATCTAGTTGTGTGTAAGTCCCATCAATTTTAACAAGCCACCGATATTTAATTTGGTGTGTATGTCGTTTAAAAACCCCCTAAAAGCTCACAAAATAACCAATAAAAAAAAGCATTTGATTGTTAATCAATTGGTATTGCTCAATTAATATTGTTTTTACTTACTTATTAAATCTTATGTTGCTTCTGTGTTGCTTAGTTAATCAATAACTGTTGAGATCCTTAACATTTTAGCAAATCTGCTGCTAAATCTCTATAATATCATTGGACAACTTTAATTGCGTCAGTTGAATAAATCTAATAATTAACCAATTAAATCAATACTTTTAGCCATTCCATTTAACAATCAATGGTGAATCTTTATCACCAGAAACCCTTAAATTATCGTTCTTTCCATATACTTTGGGTGATAATTTCTCTGCTCTCCATTTAGCAAGTGATATAAATTCCTTTATTAAATGAGTAGATCCTAAATCAGTTTTTTCTTTAAATTTGCTATCCTGGACAGCTTCATTAATTAAACTTTGAGCATCAGATAAACTGTATTCAATGCCATCTTGCTTAGCTTGTGTATATTTAGCTCTTAAAGATGGATATTTCTTTTCATCTAATAACCATTTTCTGAAACACTCCCATGAAATAGAGTGATTTTTTAAACTAGCTTTGATTGATATACCCTCTGCCAAATCTTTCATAATCGAGTCGATTAATTCTTTAGAGTATTTTGTTTTATTTGCCATAATATTTGTAATTTAGAATAATTCTAAGTTGTTTGTTAAGTGTTGCATAATTGCAACAGTATTTAATTCTATTTATAGTTGTTTCTTTGATATTAATTAATTTAATATGAAGTTATCATTTAGTTTGCATATACTATTTAATCTGGTATTAATTAACTATGATTCAAATTAACCAAATTAACAAGGAGCAAAACATGAATCAAGTTGAACAAGTAGAAATAAAAAAAGATGATGATTTAATTAAAAATGAAAGAGTTAAGGCTTTACAAAATCATCTTGAGTTAAATGATGAAGAAGCTAACCAAATCACTTTAGAAAATGGAGAGTATTTTCATTTTGGTGATAAAGAATATCTGGTCTTAACAGAAGATGAAGCAGAAGAAAAAGCTAAAGATTATATTAGAGAGTCTGTTTGGGCTTTTAATTCTTCTTTCTTATCTTCTCATACTGGTATTGATGAAGATGTTTTTAAATTACTTTCCGAAAAATGTGAATCTTCTAATGATGCTATCTTATCTATGATTAAAGATTTTGATCACTTTGTAAGTGATGCAATATCAACAGATGGTAGAGGTCATTTTATATCAAATTATGATAGTTGGGAGCATATAGAAGAAATTAATAATGATGAATATTTCATCTA